ATGTAGGTGCCGCCCTTCTCGATCCAGCGGTCACGGTTGATCGCGCGGTCGTCAATCAGGATGTCACCCGGCTTGCAGTAGTTGGGTTTGTCTTTGGTCTGGCAGGTGATGACTTCGTAGTTCTGACCTAGCTGATACTCCACCCATTGGCGCTTCTGCTTGTCCACCGCCTCAGCGTTGGTGAAAGGCAGCGCGGTCAGGATGATCGGGTCTAGGTGCCCCACGGCAGAAATCAAATCCCATGCGTCGGGCGTCGGCTCCAACGAGGCGAAGAACTCCTCGTCAATACTGAGCTTCTCCCAGAACTTAGCTTGGCCCCAAACGAACTCGTATTTGTAGATGTTGTCGGTCCCCAGTGCGTTCCCAGCTGCCTTGTCGAAGTCAGCTAAGACCCCATCGAGGTCAAGATAAAGTGTCACTTCGGGCTCCATAAAATAGGTTGTTTGTTCTTTCGGTCCCAATCGCCCCAGCGGAGAATGCGGGCCAAGCGGGCGTTGCGGAGTGCGTCTTCCTCGGTCAGGCCTTTCTTCGCGTAGGCCTCAACAACCAGAGGCCACACGGCCCACTCCCAGTTTTCAGGATGGATTTTGTCGAGTATCTTAGCTGCACCAACCGGCCCCATACCTGGGCAGCCCTTGAAGCCGTCCACCGTGTCCCCGGTGAGCGTCTGGAACATGTGCCAGTAGTCGGCATTGGCTGCCGTGTTGTGCAGAAAAACGTCACCGTTCCAGATTTTGGCCGGGAGCGTCTTCATGTCCTTGTCTTGGCTACAGATGATGAAGTCGGACTTAGGCTGAGTAGCCATGATGCCCATCACGTCATCTGCTTCCAGCCCCGGGAAGGTCTGGGTAGTGTAGAGTTCGTTTACAGTCTCGCGCAGATCGGCGTAGCAGAGGGGCTTGCGCTTCTCTTGGCGGCTGGCCTTGTAGCTGGGGTCGATAGCTAGCCGGAAGTTCGGTGTGTCGTAGGTTCCCGAGAAGCACATAACAACGTCCTTCACCGGGTCTACGTCGAACTTGTTAGCTACCCGCTCGACAGACTTCACGAAGGTCTTCCACGCCTCGTTCTCGTTAGCCTGCAGGACGTGGTTCTGTTCGTCCCATCGAATGTCAGTTTCAGCGAGTACGCAGGCCACGAATAGGTACTCGTCTCCGTCGATAAGTAGTTTGGTCATTCTTCCTCGTCTGCCAACAGCTTCCTGATCTGCGTCAGTTCGTCAGCGATGTGATCAAGCGCATTCGCGGCGATCCAAGCCCCCACGACGAAGAGCGACAGCATCACGATTTCAGCTAAGTTCATTACGTCCTCCTAAGCAGAGCCAGCCCCAGCCTCTCGGCTCCGGTTCGGCTCAGATGGATTTCAGTGACCACCTCCTCACCACGGAGGAAGCGCAGGACAGCCCCGCGCTCCCCCTCAGTGACGGAGAACGTGAAGTCCCCGTTGTACTCGTGCATCTCGTCCATCAGTCGGACCACCCGCCCCCACGGTGGGCCTCTTCGTATGCGGCCTTCTCAGCGGTGCGAAAGGCAAGCTCCTCGCGCTCGTAAGCCGCGCCATCATCAAAGCCATCGTCGTAGCCATCAGCTACGCCATCGTTGAAGCCCTCGTCGTAGCCCTGCCGGTGGCCGTGTTCGAAACCGGCGTCATAGGCCTCATCGGCTTTCGCCTCCACATCGGCCAGCAGCTCGCGGACCTGTGCCAGCGTCAGAACGATAAAATCTTGCATTTCAACCATTGTCAGTTTTCCTCGTTGAGAAGTAACAGCCCCTTGTTCGTGATGCGCCAATCGCGTCCGAACTGTTGCGAGCTAATCTGTGTTGTGATGAGGCCCAAAGACGCAGCCATAGCTACGAGCGCCGCATCTCTGCGGGCCACGTTGCTCTGGATGGCCATGGGCTTGATGTAGACTTGGTGTAGAAGGTGCTTCAGGCTGTCGGGCATCAGTGCGTATCCGCCCAGCTATCCCCAATGCTGTACTCGCTATCCAACCTCAGCTTGAAGCCGAAGGGCTCCCCCGCCTTCTGAGCGCACGCAACGAGCGTCTCGCCCACAAAGTCGGCGTACTCCTCACGCGCGGCCACTTGGTACTCGTCGTGGACCCACGCGCAGAAGAAGAAGTCCCGTCCCGGCAGTAGCATCCCCGACATTTCGTCGTAGGCGTCCGCGCCCCATTGCTTACAGAGGATCGCGCCGGAACTTTGGATCAAGGTGTTTAATGCCGCGAACTCTTTGCGCAGCGGGATCATGCGGCCATCAAGGCCCTTCACGTACCCGCGCTCCGCTACTCGGGTCCTTAGCTGGCCGTTTAGCTCGTTGTAACCCTCGATGCCAGACGCGAACCGGGACTTGGCCGTAGAGCCTACATCCTGCAGCTTGCGCTCGCTGGGTGCGAGATTGTCACCAAAGAACAACCGGTACACATCGGCACCCTCTGGGCCAGCGTTGTTGCGGGCATTCAGGAGAGCTTCGTGAATGACAGTGCCAAGCTTGAGCGCCCCTGCTCCGTAGACGGTGGCGTAGGCAAAGACTTTGGCGCAGTCTTCTCTGAGGATGATGTGGAGTTGCTGTCTGGGTGTGATGTCCTTGGGGTCGTGAGCTTTGTCTCGGGCTGTGCCTGCCGGGAGCAGACCCAAAGCGAGTACAGTCGCCCAATGAGGGTCGCCCTCCAGAAGGGTTCGTCCATATGCTCCTCCATCAAAGAATGAGAGATAGTGTGCTAGGCCGCGCAGCTCCAAGCCCTGCATGTCAGCACCCACGAGCTTGAAGCCCGGTGGCATCTTGAACAGACCTCGGAAGTCGCTGCCGTATGGTTTTTTAGCTGACGGTACTTGAGCTAAATTGGGGCTAAAATGGCTAGCTCGTCCGGTTATAGTCCCTGCTGGATTGATGGAGCCGTGTATCCTCCCATCCTCCTGCACCGCCGCCATGAGGCTCTGCTTTGAGCCAGTGAGTTGCGACAGCCGTTTGCCCAGCATCAGGTATTCACCGACGCCAGCTAACTCAGGATATTTAGCTACGGCACCCTCGATGGTCTCCTCGTCCAACAGGGGGCTGCCCCCCGGTGTGAACTTGGTCGGCTGCCACCCACGATCCTTGAGGACCTTTGCGATATGGTCCCGTGATCCCGGGTTGAACTCTACCAGCTTGTACTTTTTGATCGGGTAGCCTTCCAGATACCCAAGCCGCTTGTTGTCCTTCTTTGGGATGAAGACGCACTTGGCGGGGTCGGGGCTGATCGGCTGCCACCACGAACCGAACTCGGCTTTCAGCCTTGTCTCTAGCTCGTGCTGCTTTTCCAGTAGTTGGACGTGGAGTTCACCGGCAGCCCTAAAGTCAAAAGGGAAGCCAGCGTCCTCGATAGCATCGCAAACCTTAGCTATGCGGTGCTCTAGCTCGATTGCCTTCGGAGCGTACTTGTCCGGGTTGAGCTTCTTGTAGAGCAGGAAGTTTACAGCTACGTCCTGCATCATGTAGTCCAGCATGTCCGTTGAGAACGTGCCCCAGATAAACTTCTGGATCGCCGCCTCGTCGGTGAAGCCCAGCGCTAGGGCCTCCACGCGCTTCATCTGTGCATAGTCTCCCTTGTGCTCGCCCATCCTGTGGCCCCACGCGGCCAGCGAATGCTTCCCCACGTACTCCGAAGGGATGGCCGGGACACGCAGAGCATCGTCAGCCTTGAGGGCTGGGTACTTCAGCCGGGACACAACGAGCGTGTCCGTGACCTTCTGGCCTGCTTTTGGCTGGAAGACATGGAGCTTCTTCAGGGCCGGAATGTCGAACCGGATGATGTTGTGGCCGATGATTTCGTCGGCTTCCTGTAGGCGGTATATGGCCTTCTCAATGCGGCCGGGGGCATAGGATTGCACCTCGCCGGTGTCTACGTCAGTGGTCCCGATGCAGTGGATTTTGGTGGCTTGGTGGAGAAGGCCGTCAGTTTCGATGTCGAATAACAGGCGGCTCACTCCAGATACTCCGGTAGGTCCTTCATGGTCTCGTACATGGCCCGCGCTTGCTCCCGCGTATCGCAATAGGAGCCGACATCCTCCCAATAGGGGAAGAGCCAATGGTGTCGGTAGACACAGAGCTTATAAGGAAGCGAGCGTAGCCCCGTCGCTTCAATCTTGAACCTTGGCTTTTTCATCCCAAGTCCCTCACATCCGCCCACAGTTGGTCAGCTACGCGCACATGTCGCACAAAGGCATCCATATCCTTACGGCGATACGCCTTCACTGCCTGCACACCGTGCCAGTCGGCAGCATTAGAAAGGTGAACCGTCGTCACCTTCGGCCGGTTCAAACGCGATTGGTCCTGCAAGTTCATACTGTCCTCTCTTTACATTCCATTTGAGCCTATCCGCCTCCCCCGTTTCACCGGTAATGCGGCATTTGAGCGAACGCATCTGCGCGAACAGCTTCGTCTCTGGGTCTTGTTGATCCCGCTCGACGCCAAGAACGTTGAACGAAAGCTGTTCAATGCTCGCTGATCCGCGCATATCAGTGAGAGAAATGGTGTCACCCTCATTGTAGTTCTTCCCGCGCTTCAGATGCACAACGGCAATCACGCCCACACCCGTCTCTTTGACGAAGCTAGCTAGCTTGGTCATCAACACGTCGATGTCTTTGCGCTCGTCGTTGGTCTCGGTTCCCGAGTGAACAATGCTGATGTGGTCTAGTACAATAAAACGGCACCCACTCGCGGCCATGAAGCGCATCATGGTAAGCAGGCGGTCGCTCTCTAAGCTCCCGAAGTGGTCGTAGAAGAGCATCCCATCCCACACCACGGCAGCGAGGGCCGCATCCCAGTCCTCGTCACTGATGGTCTCTGGGTTAGCTAAGACGTTCTTTAGGGGAACGCCCTGATGCAGTGCGACGTAAGCGGACACACTGGTATCGTTGTCTTCCTCAAGGTAGATGTTTCCAATCTTGAGGTCGTGCTTGGTTCGGAGGTGGTAAGCGATGTCGCGGGCAATGGTGGTCTTACCGATGCCGCTTCCAGCGCAGATTGTTGTGACTTCTGCATCTCGTAGCCCCATCCACATTTCGTTGAGTTTTGGCCACGGCAGGGCAAACCCTGCGCGCCGCTTCTTCTTCAGCCGTTCCTTGGTGAACTCGCGTCCCTCACGGATGCCATCGGGCCTGTAGGCCTTGGCGTCGTAGTAGGCGCGCACTAGGGCCTGCGGGCCGTGTTTGGTCAGCGCTTCGTTGGCGTCCTTGCAGCCCTCGGGTAGCGTGATGATCTTGACCTTACCCACCGGCAATAGCTGGCAGGCCAGCTCAAGAGCCTTCTGGCCGGGTTCGTCATTGTCAAAGCTGAGATAGATACTGTCGAAGCCACACAATTGCTCGTAGTGCTTCAGTATCGCCTTCCTCACTGAGCCCGTACCGTTTGGTAATGAGCCCACTGCATATTTGCAGTCCCAAGCTTGCCAATAGCTCAAGCAGTCTATCTCGCCCTCCGTCAATGTGATCGAGCGGCCCTTGGCTGGCCAGAGCCAAGATAAATAGATCGGTGGGTCCTTCGATGCAGGGCCTCTCCATGAAAACTCCTTGTCCTGTGTGCGTGTCTTCTGTCCGATCAACTTGCCGCTGCTGTCCCGCACGTTCATGATGTGCAGCTTGGCTAGCTTGTCGTACTGGTATCCTGCCTTTCTGAGAGTTTCTTCTTTGATCCCCCGCGAGGTCATCGGGAGGTATTCGCCACGGAGCCAGTCACTGCCGACAGGCTCGTCTACTGCCTCACCCTTGAACGATTTCTCGCAGGCGAAGCAGTAGAACGAACCGTCGTCATAGGAACCTCTGGCGTCCGAAGACCCACACTCGGGGCATGGGCCGTTAGACATCCAGTTAGCCATGCTTAGAACGCCAGCGTGTAGCGGCTGTACTTGTGACCGGCGTTGTCCACGCGGACCTCGGTCTGCACTTCAAAGCCCTTGCGGCGCAGCTTCAGCACAACGTCGGACAGGCGGCTGATGTTGTAGACGATCAGGGCCTCCATGTTGCTGATGCTCTGACCGCGCGACAGGTGGCCAAGGATGGTCTTCTGTTGCGGGCTGAGGCTGATAGCGCGAACCATCTGGGAATGCGTCATGTCTTCTTCTTCCTCTTCCGTTGCTGCTGTTTGATTTCTTCGATCCAGCTCTCAGGGACAGTCCCTTTGTCAGCGTGTTTAAAGCCGTGGGTGGTCGCCCAGTCGGCGTTGCTGGTTGGAGAGCCGGGGTAGATTTTGGTACTCGCTCGCTCGTAAACGATGCGGATATCGAGGTCGGGGCGTTGTTCTTTGAGGAGCAGCATCTTCTGCCGCTGCTCTGCGGAGGCTTGTTTGATGCCCCCAAACTTCCCGCCACCCCAATGGCCTTTGCCTTCGATGAGGATGTTCGTCCCAGGTATCGGAAAATCTGGGAGGTACTTCGCCTCGCGAGCGGGGACCGTGTACGGGATTTTGATGCTCTCGTACTCGTAGTCCACGCCCGCTTCGTCTAGCTGGTTAGCTATCTTCTCTTCGAGGCCTGACCGGTACCTACGCGCTAGCGCAGGCTTCTTGGTCATTCAGCCCACGTCCCCGGAATTAGCCACAGGCTAAACGAGGGTGTGGGGGTATCCCGAAGGAAATAGGCCACGTAGTCGCCGTCAACGCACCTGATGTATTCAAATTGCGCTACGGGCATCAGAAGGCCTGCTCGTCGTCTTCGTCAGCCGTGTCCGGGTCGAAGGGAGACGCGGGCTTCGCGGGCTCAGCGGGAGCCACGTAGCCGCTGTCATCTTCATCGAACGGGCTAACGCCGTTGCCACCACCGCGCTCCAGCTTGATCAGCTGAACAGCGTTGAGGTACAGCTTGATGCCGCCGCCGAGGCCCTCATAGACGAAGGGCGAGACGTTGGTCTTCAGCTGCGAGCCGCCGCCGATCACAACATCCGCAGGGAGCGGCTTGTTCTTGGCGTCGTACAGTCCCGGCT